TGCGCCCGATACCCGTATCAGTATCGAAGTCGAAGGCCAGCGGAATTTGACCCACAACGCCGCGCAAGAAAACTTGGTTTCCATCACCTACGTAAAGGTTGTCACCAAGTGCGGTGGTGCCCGTGGTGGTGAGGGTCGTGAACGCACCTGCCGCCGGGGTCGTGCCGCCAATGACCGTGCCGTCGATGGTGCCGCCTGTGATGGCGACGCTGGAAGCCGCCTGAGTAGCGATGGAGCCAAGGCCAAGGGTGGTGCGTGCAGCAGAGGCGTTGGCGTCATCAATGAGTGAACCGCCAAAAGTGGAAATAGCCCCGACATATCCCCATTGCACCGCGCTGATTACAGTCGCATTAATCTTGCCCAGCTGCGTAAGCTCGCCGTTGGTCAGGGGGTTTGCGGCATAAGTATCAAGATTGGCGTTCCAAGCCTGAACGGTGACGCCGATGTCGCCACTATCAAGGCCGGTGCCAAGGTCGGAGATAACCTGAAAATTGGTTCCGTCGTAAACCACCTCAACAAACTGGCCGACTTCAATGTCACCAGACTGGATGTCTTGGTCGTTATTCTTTTTCAGATTAACCGCCGTCAGCCCATCAACCGCGAGCGTTGCCGCGCCAGTCGAGGCGTGGTTTGCCAAAAACCCGGTACGAAAGCCGCTCGGCAAAGCCGAAATGCTCTGCCCGGTCGTAATAGTGTAGGCGTTTGAGCTGCCGCCAGTCGTTACCTGCCCGCCAAACTGCTCGATGAAATAGGCGTGCTGAGCCATCATGGCCCGCGCTGAGTTGTTCACCGTGGAGGGCGCTTGCCCCTCTGCCCAATTGATGGAGGCGTCAGCCGTGCTGTTGCTGGCGGCGGTTTTCGACCAATCGTAAATCGTACTCATTGAGCTGGCTCTCTCTGCTCTGGGCGATCCTGATTGCGATTGAGCAAGTTGTTGGTAATCCTTGCCTCAAAAATCGCCATCTGGCGTTCTCGTGCTGGCCCCGCAGAACGCATCGCTTCTGCCGCTCTCGCCATCTCTTCTGGGTTGCTCAAAATCCGAGACATCTCGGCTTTAAGAACCGTTTGCAGGTCATCGCCACCCCAGAGAACACCGCGCTGGATGCGACTAAGGATGCTGGTGATGCCTCGCGCTTGAACAATACCATAAACCGAGGCGAGAATAACATAGCCTTCTCGCGCTCCTTCTTTCATGCGACCAGCTTGGTCGATATCAAGCCGGGTCTTGGACGCTCTGGACTGCCTACGCAGGGCGCGCAGATAAGTCCGAAGCTGAGACGTAGCCTCTTCGGAGTACCCAGCAGCCCGATAGAGGCGCGCAAGGCGGTCGCCATAGTTTCCAGAAATCAGCCGGTCAAGCTGGCGCGCATTGATGAGGTTGCTCCCCTCGTCGCCGGAGCGCGCTGCTCCGCTAAAGATGGTGTCTGACAGATGGTCAGCAATGGCGGCCCGGAAACCCGCAAGCGCCTCCGGCCCCTCTTCAGCCATGGCCTTGCCGATGCGCTCGATGTCAGAGGACGAAGATCGAAGAACGCCTTCAATGCCGCCCTCATTGGCAAGGATGCGCTGGGTTGCATCAAATTGGGCTTCCCGGCCAACGCGCAGGTTTTCAGCAAACCCCTCAAGACGGCGGGCCTCGCGCTGAGCTTGGGTAAGCATCTGGCTTGCGCGCTGCATGCTGCGACTAGCTTCGCCGCCCCGCCTTGCAGCGTTGCTCAGCTCATCATAAACCCCAAGACTTTCAAGCACTTGGCGGTTGTTTCTGACAAACCGATTGGCGGCGCGGGAGTTGAACGCCGCTTCCTCGCCGGAGCCAACGGCTGCTCGGTACATGGCCGAGCGAGCATAGTCCTGCGCTGCCTGACGAGCCACGGCTGCGTTTCCACCAAACTCACCGATAAGAAGCTGCATGTCATTCAGATTATCGGCAAACTGCGCGCCCTTGAGGCCAGAGCCAGAAGGCCCCATAGAGCCCAAAAACTCATTTAGCACGCTATCGGAATTGATCTGCTGGCCTGCGCGCAACCTTTCAAGAAGCCGGGCTTGCGGTGTGCCGCTCTCACCAATTCGAGAAACCGTCTCCTCGGTAAAGCGCACTGCGCCCTGCATTTGCTCTGCAAGCCGAGGGGCGCCCGGCTTTGCTGTCTCAATTGCGCTCTCAAAGATTTTTTTAAAGCCATTGGTCAGCTGCTCGGCTTGCGAGCTTGGCAACGTGGCAGAAACCGACGACACCAAGGGGCGAAGGCGCGCAATCTCACCCACTGTTGCGGCATCGGCTTGGCCCGGCGGTCGGTCGGCAATGCTACGCAAGCGCCTGACTAAGCGCTCCCCCTCGCCCCGTGGCCCGGCGCTGCGCACAGCGTCCTCAAACTCGCGCAAGCGGCGCTGCTCTGCGGTTAGAGGTGCGCCCTTCTTCACATTGGGAAACATGGAGCGGATAGTGCTTCTGATCTGCACAAACTCAGGCCGCAAAATTTCAAATTCAGAAACGTCTGCCGCGCCATAGAGGTCACGCTGGCGCTGACGCACTGCGCCCATGGCCCCCTGCTCGGAAAGGTCTCGCACACCGGAGCCAGAGCCGACCAGTTGCTCGGAAAAGGCCTGAGAGGCCTCCTGCTGAGAGCGAGAAGCTGCCGGGGCCATGATGCCCTCGCCTACGTCTGCAACGCGACCTGCGGCGCTCTGAACGCCCTGCTCGGCTGCGCCCACAACACGGCCCGCCTCGGCCTGCGCATCTGCTGCTGCGCGCGCTGCCCGGTCACGGGCTGCCTGATTAGCGGCGTCGGGCGATGCGTCTGCCAATTCATCTGGCCGAAGCGCGCGCCCCGCGCCCTCAGCCATCGCATCATCAAGCGCGGTTCGAGCTGACAGCATTAAATCCGTAGCCGAGACATCGTTGCCTGCTGCGCGAAGTCGGTCCACAAAGACGCGGGCGCGCTGGCTCATGCCCTCGGTCGTGTCAACGATTGCGCCGACCGGAACTTGGTCAAGCTCTGACGGGTTGCTGACCGAGGTGCGAAGGTTTTCTAGATTGGCCCGCATGACCGCCATAACCTCATCCATTGCGGCTATGTCTTCGGCGGTCATTTTGGCGTTTCTGCTCCGGTCAAGGGTGAAGATACCGGCAAGCCCCCTGCGACCAAGCGCGCCGCGACTAAGCGTGGCATCTTTAAAGCTGCCGGTAACGGCGCTAACGCCTCGACCAAGGCCGCTAAGAGCTGCGGTCGCACCGCCACCAATGGCCGCACCCTCGCCGCCAACACGCAAGCGGGTTTCCAGATTACTTTCGCCATCCCGGCTGGTTAGGGCCAAGTCTTCCTGCCCTGCGGGGTTTGCCACTACCGCGTCAGACAGAGTTGCGCCGCCGAGGCCCGCAATGATATTGCTGGCGCGCTGGCTGATGCGGGGGAGCTTACCGGCAACAGAAGTCGCCACGCGCGCACCCGCTGCACCGGGAACACCAAACTGAAGAACAGCCGAGCTGATGCGCTCGCCCATGCCGTGGGTTTCTGGAACGGGGATTTCACGCGCAAGAAACTCTTGCGGGCTGACAAATTCGACCTGCTGGCCTTCTGGGCGAAAGACATTAATGCCGCGCTCAATGCCCTCGACCGCGCTGCCGATTGGGTCCAGCGGGTTAAAGCCAATGTCTTCAGCAAGCGTTGCGGAGCCGCGCGCTGCGTTGCCCGCCGCATTTCCGACAACCCTGCCAAGCTGGTTCAAGCGGGCGCGATAGTCGCCAATCTCGTCGGTGATGCGCTCTGGCAAAAACCCCAAAGCTTGGCCCGTACCCTCTCGAAACCGCGCCTGCTCCTCTTCAAAGGTGCTGGTGCGCATCATGCGCTGGCCGCCCTCGTTTCTATAAAACCGGCCCTCCGGCTCTTGTTGGGGCTGGGGTGTCGGGGAGGCCTGCTGGGCTTGAAAGTTTGGCGGAGGATTTTGCTGGGCGCGGTTTTCGTAATTCAGCAAAGCGCGGCGTGCGTCCTCTCTCGACATGCCGGTGATGTCGATATACGCGCCGTCGCTGGTCTGAACGTAAGTGGGTTGATTGGTCATTAGCCACCCCCAAGAAGGTCGGCACCACTAATGATGGTTGCCCCCGGCGGAGGCGTGCTTTGCTGACGCCGCTGCCGCTGCGGAAACAGGAAACTTGCATCGAAGTTAGTTCCCTCCGTAACAGCGCCGATGTAATCCTCAAAGCTAGGAATATCGCCTTGTCGGGTTGCTGGTGCTGACTGCCGCAAAACATTGTAGCGAACGCGCATTGCCTGACCGATCTGGTCGCCAAGACCTTGGAGCCTTTCAAGCATCTGATCCGGGTCCATGGAAAGGACTTGGTTTCTGGCAAACCGGAAGTCGCTCTCCGTGATGCGACCATCAGGGTTGTTGGCCAAAGCGACCGCATAGGCGGCAGACACCGACAATGCAGCAAAGCGCGCGGCCTCCTCGGCGGTCACGTTTCCGTTGCGCTCGAAGTTTCGCTGTTGCTCTTGTGCGAACTCGTTGGCGCTGCGCACAGCTTCTTCCTGAAGACCAAGAGGCACAAGGCTTCCAAGCTGAGAAGCCAAAGCAGAGACGCTACGAATTGCGGTGCCGCCCGGCCCCATGAGCTGCGCCGCGTTAGGCCCAGCCTCATCAATCAGGCGGCCAAGCTCGGTCGCGGTAGCGCCAAACGAAATGCCGGAGTTAACCGAAGCGCTGAATTCGCTAAAGCCCTCGATGTCCGCAATCGAAAATCCGCCAGTTTCAGAGCTTTCAAACTGACGCAAACGCCCGCGAACCTCGGCATCGCGCAATGGCTGGTTAGTGCTCTGACTAATGTATTCGATGGCGTTGGTGCGGTTGTTTTGGCGCTGGATATAGCGCTCGCCGGTTTCGGTATCCACGAAAAGATCGTTGCCCGTATAGGTGCCTTGGCCACCCTGCCCCTGAGACAGCGCGGAGTAAATCTGGGCCTGCTGATACTGGCGCTGAAGCTCGCGGTCTTCCAGAGCGCGCCGACCGGAAGGAGACATATCCTCATAATAATGCTGAAGCACCATATCAATCGGAGCCTCAGCAACCACCGCTGCGGTTTGCTCGTCTCCATTTTCCCGATAGCCTTCAATAAGTATACGCCTGATATTTTCGACGCTGGCGCGTTGCTGATCCTCGCGCTGGAACTCTTGCTGCTGACGTTCCCACAGCTGGTCCTCGCGGCCCTGAAGCTCCCGCTGCCTGCGGTCATGCTGAATGCCCATGGACGCCAAAAGCGCCGCATCCCCAAAACTGTATTCAGGATTGAGAAAGGCCGATGAGACCTGAAACCATTCTTGCGGGCTGAGCGCATTGACAAGGCCGCCCTGTCGCTGAGGGCGCTGGCGAGGCGCAAGGCCCGCCTTGTTTGCATCTGCTGGATCGAGGACCGTTTTACGCATTAGCTGAACAAGCCTCCAAGTGCGCCCGCGCCAAGAACGAACGGAGCCAGCGGGCCAGACGCTAGAGCCGCGCCTGCGCCGCCAAGGGAACCCAGAGCGCTAAGGCCGCCAGCTGCGCCAGAGAAGCCACCGATAGCGCCCATGAGCGGATTGGTCGATTGAGACGGGCCAGTCTGGGTGGACGTGCCGCCAAGGTTACCAAGGCCCGAAACGATACCGGAATACCGGCCAAGCGCATCCCATGGGGCTTGCTGACCAAAGCGGAAGCGCGCGAGGCGGTCGTTGATCTGCTGCGCCGCCTTGTTCTCAAACGCCGTGCCGACCTGACCAAGCCGGGCTGCGTCTGCAAACATGCTGTCTCGCACAGCCGGTGCCATAGCGAGGCCCTGAAGGGTCTGACCCTGACGGCCAAGGTCATACTGTTGCAGCTGCCCTGACGCCTGAAGCTGGCGCTGAAGGTTTTGGTTCAACACGTCAGACAGGGAATTGGCCTGCTGAAGATTGAGCGAGCGGTCCTGAAGCCCAGAAGACGAGAGAGCCTGACCAGCCTGAAGCCGTTGAGCCACATTGCCCTGATCGACGCCCGTGGCCGCCTGTGCGGCGCTGAGCTGTCGGGCCAAGTCCTGCCCTTGGAACCCGCCCATAAGCTGAGACGCCTGAAGCTGGCGATTAAAGTTTTGGCCAAACTGGTTGGACAGTGCGCCTGCGCCCAACAGCTGGCGACCGATATCAGCCTCGCGCAAACCTGCCTGCTGGCCGGTTGCTGATAGCGCACGGCCTTGGCTGGCATCAAAAGCGCTTTGGATTTGCCCGGAGGCTTGAAGTTGACGCGCTCGGTCGGCCTCGAAGGCTTCCATGCGGCGTCGGCTTGCCATTTCGCCAATGCTATCGACTAGCGCATTCTGGTGGGCCGCTGAGCCGTACCGACCACCGGAGGAGAACACCGAGCCGATTTGATTTCGGATATCGTCAGCGCTGTTCTGAATAACTTGGTCGATATACGGGTTCTGGCCCGCCTGACCGCCTGCAATGCCCGCAAGATATTGTTCTGCTGGCGTGCTGCCCGGCTGAGTAAAGGGCTGGAAAGAGGTCTGGTTGCGAAGCCCGCCTTGCTGGACGTTTTGATAAAACGATTGGGTCGGGTCACCCTGACGCGAGCGATCCATAAGGCCCTGACCGGCGGTGATGCCACGGCTGGTGAAGGGGTCAATGCGGGACGCCGAGGCTTGGTCGAAGCCCGACGCCACGCGGCCCATAGCCGTTTGCCCGACGCCCTGCGCAGCGGTTGGCCCCTGATTGTATCGCGGGTCCACCGGGACGCTTGATTGACCCGTAGCCTGACTTGCTGCGGGGTCGATGAGCGGATTGCCGCCTGAGTTGTTGGCAAACCTGTTGCCGAAAGAGGTTCCGCCCTGAAGAATGTTGCGCGTAGCGGCGACCGACGGCTGCACAAACGGGTTGCCCTGTTGAGCCAAGTCGCGCGTCTGGTTCAAGCCCTCAAGGGTTGAGCCGTGATATGGGACAACCGTTGAGAAAGGCGCATACTGCTGGCCGAAACCTTGGTCATAAAGGTTCCGCGCCTCGCCCATTACGTCCGTAAGGTAGGGCTGCTGCCCCGGCCACGGCTCGCTTTCGGTTTTTACGGTTTCAGTGCCGCCGCCACCTTTAGCCATCTTCGTTCCTCACCGGACGCTCAAAAGTCGTACCTGTGACCTTCCAGTCTGAAAGGTCCTTGGCCCAGCCCTTCCTTCCGTGAACAACCATGCGGTCGCAGCCTTCAAGCGCAGCCCAGCGGCGCACATTGTCTTGGAAGTGAAGCCAGCTTTTGCGCTCCTCGCCGCCTAAAAGCAGGATTTCGCAAACCTTCAAGCCGGTGCCGAACAACGTAATGCACGTCACGGCAGCGGCTTTGATTGTATCATCATCTTTGAAAGCAACAAAGACCTGAAGTGAGCCTCCGCCAACGGCCTGCAAAACGGTTTCGGGCGTGAAGCGGTCGCCAGAATACTTGCATGCCTTTTCAAGAAGCGGCGCAATCTGGTCCCATCGCTCTAAAACAATGTTAGGCGGAAGTTTGGTGACTTTCATTAAAAGCCTCCGAAGCTATTGACTGTCGGAGATGACAGTGCAGCAAGTTGCTGCTGAATTCCAGACAGGTCTACTTGCGGAATTCCAGAAACCCTCTGGTCAATCATTGAGCCAATTCGATTATAGTCTATCGCAGGCGCGGGCCGAGACTGGAAGCTCTGAAACTGGTTCTGAAGCTGACCCAGCTGACCCTGAATGCCCGACAAGTCTACCTGCGGCGCTGCGGGCTGAGGCAGGGCCGAAAAACGCTGATCCAGCATTTGATTGATTTTTCCGTAATCAATCTGCTGAGGGGGCGGGGCCTGCGGGATGCTGCCAAGCTGCTGGCGGATATCGTTCTGGTTGGCAATCAGCATATCGAGCCGGTCGTTGTTCTGGAACGAGTTAAGCCGGTCGGTCAGGCTGCCAATCTGATTTTGTATGCCAGACAGGTCCACCTGCGTGGTCGGCTGCGGCTTCGGCAGATTAGCAAAACGCTCATCAATCCCCGCCATAATGTCGCTCTGCATCTGCTGAAGCACAGACGGGTCAAACTGCGGTGCGGGTTCAGGCTGGCCTAAACGCTCATCAAAGCGACCAAGAGTTTGCTCAACGCGGTTGAGGCGGTCCAGTACGGGGTCGAAACTGATGGGTTGCGGCGACGCTGGCTGCGTCGGCAAGCGGCTCTCCAGCGCGCCAATGCGATCCATGATAGGGCTGATGTCCACCGGCTGCGGCACTGCGGGAGAGGGTGTTGCGCTGACCTGCTGACTTAGCGCGTCGAGCTGAGACTGAATTCCAGAAAGGTCAATTTGCGGCTGCTGCGGCATAATCTGCCCAAGAACGTCTCGCGCCTGACCGATCTGCTCTGGCGTCAGCTGGGAAAAGTCTGGGATAAACGGGTTTTGATTGAACGACCCACCACCGCCACCGACAGGCTGGCCGCCCACGACTGGCGCTTGGGGCAGTTGCCGGTTTGGGTTTGGTCGATACGAAGGTGGTTGATACGCTGGGGGCTGCTGGCCGCCTTGCTGCGGGTTATCAAAATACGGAATGCGCAGCGTGTCGCCTTCCCAGAAGTTTGCCTCTGGGTTCATGTAGCCAGTATCAAAGTTTTGCATTGGAGGAGGTGTGCCGCCACCTGTGCCAAGGCCGAAGCCGCCGCCCCCTCTAGAGCCAACACCACCACCCCCAAGAGCTGGGGCGTTTGTGATGCCGGGATTGCCACCCTTACTGCCATTTACGGGCTTTACGCCCTTGCCCGGCTTGTCAAAGGGGCCGGGCTTACCGATAGGTACAGGCTTACCCTTTATCGGGTTGCCGCCCTGCCCCGGCTTGTTAATACCGGGATTGGCCCAGCCACCGGGCTTGCCGCCGCCGATCTTGTCCTGAACGGAGGGGCCGCCAGAAATGGGCTTGGGCTTGCCGGGCATGGGCTTGCCGGGCATGGGCTTGCCGGGCATAGGCTTACCCTTTTTCAGCCACTCTTGATAGCTAGGCTGGTCAGATGGAGAGCCGTGATATGTTCCGCCGCCGCCAAACAAAGTGTTGCCCGGCTTGCCGTCAAAGAAGCTACCAATACCATCAAAAAGCCCTCCAGACGGTCCACCGCCGCCTTTTACTGGCTTCTTAGGGGCCGGGCTTGCGGGTTTTTTGCCTTTGCTCATGGCTTATCCAATCCAAGAAACGCTGAAGGTTCGCGTACTGGTGTTCGAGGGATGAGTAACATCAAACTCGCCATTGCGAACATCGGAAATGTAAATCGAGGCGATTTCAGAGGCGGCATTGGCGTTGGTGGCCTGAATGTGGACCGAGCTGTTTTCGGCAATCCGATTGGGCCGCACAACGGTCGTTACAACGGTGCTGGCCGTTAGCTCGAACTCGCACGTATTGCTGGTGCGTCCATCAATGATTTGATTGACCGCCTGAGCAATATCTCTGAGCGCCTTGACGATATTCGGTTTTGCGCCGAACGGCGGAAGCTTTTGGGAGCCACCCCGGCAAGCAGGCATCAGCGCCTCCCCTGCGGCGAAAAGTGGACCTCAACGCCTTGGGCGCGCGTAAACGCGGTTGTCTCGTCGCCCGACGGCGCTGGGATGGTAAGGCGAACCCTGAAGAAGCGGCCATTGGCTCGCGTTGGAATTACGCCAGAGGCGGCTTGAGACGACGCATCGGTCCAGACAACACTATCGCCAACTCGCTCGCGCGTCCCAATCTGCACTGTCGCCAAAGTGCTGTCGGCAATGGGGATGACCTCTTTGAGATTGCTGCGCACGCCGCCCGCCGGAGATGAGAACTCCTTGGTCTCAATGGTTGCCTCAAGCGAGTTTCCGGTAAACAGGCCCAGACGGTTGTTTGCGTCAAAGGCTGCCAGCGCCAAGCCGGTTGACTGAAGGGCCGGGTCATCGAGCGAGACGCCTAGCGCATCAAGGCTCGCGCTGAGAGCATCAAGGCCCTCAAGGGTGTATCCGAGGTTTTGAAAGGTAAAGGCTCCGGTAATGGTGTAGTCGACCAAAGACCAGCGGTCAGAAGCCCAATTGTAAACAATAATCTTGTCGGGATTGCCGGTACTGGCCTTTGAGGGGTAGGCCCAAATGACGATCTTTTTTACCGGATCGGCTGCCGCCGTGATGCGCTCGCGGTAAGCGTTTTCAAAATCCTCAAAAAAGGTGTCATCGACTTTTTCGTGACCAATCGGGACAAGCTGGTCATTTTCCAGCATGAAAAACCCATCTTCAGCCAAGAAGAAAATCTTGCTGCCGACCTGAACCAAGCTCTGCCCGGCCACGCACCCACGGTTTCTGGAAATCTCGTCGAACTCAAAGATGAGGGGAGCGCCAACATATGACATCCTGCGAATGGCGCGCTCTTGGAAAACGTAAAGAACCTCGCCACCGGCAAGCCCCTGCACCCAGCCGCCGTCAGGAAAGACTTGCGTATCTGCTTGGTTCGTTCCGATAGTCCAGCTTTCGGCATCATTGATCTGGGACCAGCGAATAGCTTTTGGGTCAGTCGAGAGGTGGCCCATAACCACAAAATCACGCACGGTCGAAACATATTTCGCGCGAGGCGGGGAGCCGCCCAGATTGGCCGCCGTTACGCTTGCTGTGGCAATGTTGATCTTCTGAGGCTCGTCCGAGAAGTTGGTTGCAATGACCAGTGAGCCAAATTGCGCAAACGACCAAATGTCTCGCGTCGCCGTCGAGTACCCGGCTGTACGGGAGATGTCGTCCAGAGTGCCGTCAGCCTCTAGCTCGTACAGCTTGCCGGTGTCGCCCACATAAATCGCAACGGGGCCGTCGTCCTTGTGGGCAGAAATAGCCCCCACGGGCGTGGTGTCGGTGCCGTTGGCGCTGATGGGCGTTAATTCCCGAAACGGCTCATAGGCCAGAATTCCCGGCGTGACGTTGGTCGCAACCTCGACCGCCTGCACGTCAGTAAACGGCAGGTCAGGACGCCATGCGTCAAAGGGAAGTCGAACGGACTGCGAAACGCGCTGCATTAGAATACCACCTTGGGCCTCATCCTAAGAACAGAGCCGCTACGGCTTTCGCGGTCTGAAGACGCCTGAAGGCCAAGCATGCCCTGCACAAATTGGCCCTCCCAATGCTGAGACATCATTGGCTCCTCGATGTACGCATAGGCCTCAGCCAGCGCGCCAGACAGGTAGATGTGGCTGTAATTGGTAAGCAGCCAATTAGTGTCATCGTCAGCAGAAAGGGCGTCAAAGTCCTTATAATACAAGAGTTTAAGGGTGTACCCATTGCCGCTTGGGCCAAAGACAAAGTTGCTGCCCTCAATAGTGAAGAAATCTGGATATCCGCTGTCGTTAACAATATCCCGGCCCCAAAAGTCTTCGGGGGGCAGATACTCGACAATATCCTTTGGCGTTGAATTCACATAAATGCGCCGCGCTTCAAGGAAGCCGGTTGGCTTGGCTGCGGTGCCGTCGGAGGGCGTCAGGTCTGCGCTCTGGATCATGGCGTCAATGCGCAGCGGCTCGACCTGAAACTTGTCAGTGCCAAACCCACGCACAATCTTTTGCTGGGCAAGCGCAATAAAGTCGGGAATGGCGCCAGTCAGGTCTGACCGATCAATCCAGTCGGCAATTGCCGTCTTGAGCGTGCCGTTTGTATTGATGGCCATTTAGCCCACCCCGGCCACTTGAGCGGCAGCTTGAGTTAACGGGACGCCTTGAGCCACGAGCTGGCGAACAAGAGCAATGTCTTGCATTGTAAGCCTTGAGCTGCCGCCTACATTGATTAGAGCTTGAGCGGCGTCTTGCTCCGAAACGTCGCGGCGCTGGATATTGCTTGGCTGCAACTGTTGTGCGGCTTGGCGGTCTGCGGGACCGGCCACAAATGGCACTTGATTTGCGGTAGGCGGCCCCATGGGCAGCTGGAAATCGCTGCCAAGCGGAGGCTGGTTAGCCACCGTGTTCAGGTCGATAGGGTTTTGCATTGGCGCATTCTGCGCTTCCGGCGGGTAGGGCGGCGCTGGACGCATGCCGATTTGCTGTACTGCCGAGCGCGCAGCATTCATCATCGGGTTGTTGAACGGGTCACGCTGCGCCCCGCCGCCAGTGGCCCGGTTGACAGCAGACGCCGCTCGCTGGGCCATGTTGCCCTTAGCCGACTGCGTAATTGGGTTTTGGCTTTGGGCGGCATTTTCGCTGAGCATGCCCATAAGGTCGCTGTCGTTGGCCGAGGCCATGCGCTGCATTTGGCTTTGAGGTGCGCGCAAATAGTCTGGCGTGCCTTGCGATGCTGCGGGCGCTTGCGGAGGCATCGGGGCGATCTGGCTCATAGACGCTTGCGCGGCTGCCTCGCTGCCCCATTGGGCTTGCGGAGGCCGAACTCGCGGCATCGGGGAGCTTGCTTCTGCCGCCTCCACCTCTTCGGGATCAAGGCCTGTGCGTGCCGCTGGAGCTGCTGGGCCCTCTACCTCTTCATCCAAAGGCGTTTTGACAGAAACATCGTCTCGTTCTGTGGACGGCTTGTCCATCAGCCCGCGAGGCTTTTTGGCGGCGATGTTCTTCTTGCTGGCGATGCGCTGGTCTGGGTTTTGCGCCCCACCCGGAAGGTAGCCGTCCATGGCCCAATCATCGAAACGACCGTAAAGGCCGCCGAGGCCGCCGAGGAGGTTTTGCAAAAACCCGCGCTGAGGCGCAGACTTCGGAGGAAGATACATTTTAGGCTCCAAGTTTCCGGCTTGCATCGTCGGCGGAACCCAACGCTCTCATGCGAAGCACACCATATCACACAGGTTGGCAAACGACCATATAGGCTTTGTCGCCCTTTGGAATGAACTCGTCGGTCGGTTTAAGGCCGTGCTTGATAAGCTGGTCGCGCCACCACTTCGGCTCCTGAATGGTGATGTGAGCGTTGCGACCGTCGGCCAGCTTCTTCACCGCTGGCTGGCAGCTGATTACGAAAAACGCTGCGCACTTGGTCAGGCTTGCAATGTGAGACAGGACCGCGCTGACGCTGCCCTCCTCAACATGCTCCATCACGTCAATGCAGAGAACCAAGTCGTGCGGGTTGGGCAGCTCTGGGTACGTGGCCGGGTCGTAGTTGGTCACGTCGATAACCTGAGACAGCACACCCTTTCCGCACCCATAATCAAGAACGGTGTCGGCCCCGTATTTGGCAATGAGCGAACACACGTCTTCAATGTGGGCCTCGGCGCTGGTCCCCCAATTTGGCTCTGCGTGAGCCTCAATAAGAAGCTTGAGGTAGCTGTCGCTAATCAGGTTCTCAGGGCGCAAAGCGCCTTCAGCTTCTCTATCGCGCTCTGGATTTCCGGCTGCCATGTATTTTCTTCCTTTTGACGAATGACCGTGTGGGTCTTGTAGAAGTGCATCGAGCTTTCGCCCGCGCTCTCCGAGTAGCGCCAGTCTGGGCGCTTGGGTACGAGAACCGTTGTCGGCACGCCGAGCGCGCCAGCCAAGTCCACTGCGGTGGTGGTAACTGAAAGCACGCGATCCAATGCGCCAACCACGCCAGCCACAAGCGAAAGGTCATTATTGAATTTGTCCAAACCCAGATTGTGAAGGTTCGGCAAGTCTGGCACTTTGGTCTGCCCGTACTCAAGAGAAAAGAAATCGATGTCGGGCAGCTCTCGGCAGATATGCTCAATTTCATCAGCTGTGAGTGACCGGCGATACCAGCCGGTGGCGACTGAGCCGCCATTCCAAGCAAGGCCAACCAGCATCTTTGCATTTGGTCGCGCCGCTGCGGTAACAAGCTCCTCGCCCGCGCACCGATAGGGTTTGGGACAAATCAAATATGGATTGATCTGGTGCGGGCCGGTGCCGCTGGTTTTCTGGAAATGCAGGGGAAGACTGCCAAAGGGTAGCTTGTGCGTGACGGGGCGAGAAAGCTCCTGATGCCACGTCACCATGCTTTGGAGCCGGGTGCCATAGACCGCCTCTACCGCCGGGTGCTTACCAAAGGTTTCTGCAAAAAGGCTCTGGGTTTGCGGATTGACCTCAAGAACCACCTTGGCCCCACGGTTTTCAGCGTGGTCAAGGGCCGCCTCAAGGAAACCAGCAAACATGAATTCGTCGCCGGGGCCTTGCTCGCCGTGAATGACCACCATGTCCTTGTTGGAGGCCACGTTGGGAACCCACAGGTCGGTCGGACCCTGAGTGTAGTCACGCCGAGAGCGCCACTTGTTGCCATAGGATTTGGCGTAGTGCTTCCACGCCTTGTCCCACTGCCCAAGGTGAAGGAGGGCAAGGCCCAGCGCATTGTGCGCGTCCTGACTGGCGGCGTTGAGCTTCAAAGCCCGCCTCGCTAAGTCAACAGCCTCGGCGTATCGACCAAGGTGGCAGGAGGCATTTGCCATATTGGCAATCGGCTCCCATGCGTCCGGCTCGATGTCGCTGGCTTTTTTGTAAAACGCCTTAGCCTGCTTGGGGTGCTGCTCTTGAAAGCAGTTTCCCAGATTGTTCCAAGCCTGCCAAAACTCTGGCTTAGCAGCGACGCATTGCTGGAAGGCTCCGGCAGCGGCGGCTGTGAGGCCAAGGTGGGTCAAGGCCACGCCAAGCATATAAAGCGCATCGGCGTCCTTGGGGTTAACCTCAAGAACCTTGTTGGCAGCCACGGCGGCGGCCTGATACTGCTCGGTTTGAAGACAATAGTCGGCGTCGATAAACGCCTTTTCGATAGACGGGTGCTGCATCCTACCCTCTTTCATAGGGCCTCGGCTCAGACGGTGAAGTGACCTCTGCGCAGATAGGCGTATTCGTTGGAATTCAGCTTTCGACGAACGGCGGGCCAATGGTCCTCGTTGAACAAGTCAATGCCGTCTTCGACAAGCCACTTGTGGATAATGGAATTTGGGATGGTCGCAGCCACCCACATATCCGGGTCTTTCTTGTAGCCCTTCTCGTCGTGAGCGATGAAGCGCTTGTTGTCTTCCAGAATGTCAAATTGAGACGGCTGAACGGTATAGGTCCGCGTCTCGTCGGTGTCTGGGTCGTAATCAAAATACGTGAAGGTGTCGCCCACATAGTCAGCGTCAAGCAGCGACCAGTTGCCGGGCGGCAAGAGGCTTTCGTGACCGGGTAAAACGTTGCGGGCGCTCTGCATGTTAAGCCTGCGGTGCGTGCTGAAGCTTCCAGTCAATCTGGCGGTCTTCGTCAATTTTGGCGTTGGTTGGGCCGGGGTTGACCTTGGCCCCCATCTTCAAAAGCGTGTCGATGGTGCGCTTTTCGTAAAAGACGCCAATGTTGTGGGGAAACACCTTTGCGCCCCACGTCGAGCCGTCAGGACGGCTGTCGCAAACGTGGACGCCGCGCTTTCCGCACTTGATGCCAGACAGGTTCAGCTTCACCCCGCCGTCACTGGTTTTGTTCGGCCCATCTGCCTTGGGAGCCGCAACATCCGCAACATCCGCAACGCCCTCAACAGGCTTTGGCTTGGGCTTTGCCGGGCGACCGCGCTTCTTGGCGTTGACCTGTGACTTGCTGGGCATGTCCCGTTTGATTTCTTCTGACATCTTTCTTCCCGTTTTACTGCTTGCTGTATGGAGCGCCATATCCGCGACGCCCTTTTTTATCCATATCTCTTACGTTTTCAAACTGCGTTCCAAGTCTCAGGTGCCTTGGGTTGCAACACAGTCGATTGTCGCACTTGTGCATAACCACCCACCCGTGAGAGCCGGGGCCATTTTCGGGTATCGGCCCGTTTTCAGCCTCATAGACGGCCCTGTGTGCTAAAATCCGCCCCTCGGAGCGCCCTCCCTTTTGAATTGAGCCATAGCCGGAGGTTCTGCTTTTTGCTGTCCATGGCCAGCACTCATCAGGCTTGCCCGTTTTTATCTTCGACCAAAGCCTTTCCAAAAATGGTCGCCTTGCCCTTGGGCCGTCGTCAGTGGTTCCGGTTGTTCGGAGGCGGTTATAATGCTTTGAGCAAAGCCCCGTAGCAAAAACCGCCCCCTCACAATTTTCGAGCTTACAACTCATGCAACACCTCCAAAAAGGAGGTTAGCACGTCATCAACTCGTGAGCAAATCCGCGACCGCGCCGGAGGCGGCCTCGTTCTTGCTGCACAGGGCAAAGTCCACGCGCAACAGGCGGCGTTCGGAGTGGCCGGTCTTGGACAGAGGGGTCACGTTGAACGGCATGAGGTAATGGATAGACCAGTAGTTCATATCCAGCACCAGAGCCGTGCGGTCCCGCTGGAAGCGGTTCGGCACGATCTTGTGTTCACCGAAGTCCGACACATAGACATCAGCGGCACCCATGATGGTGGCCGGAGACATCTTGCCTGCGGTGTCACGATACAGCGTTGCGATACCGGAGAACCCAGACGCGACCTGCTTGTTATAGCCGCCGGTCAGGATGATTTTCGGATTACCGCCCTCGTTCCAGCACTGGCGGATAACCGTCTTGAGACGGGCCTCAGTGAAGGTGATGAGGTTGGACGCAGACGCATCCGTAGCTGCTGCGGTGATCTGGTTGGTCGAAGACCAGCCGCCATCAGCGCCGCCCGTGCCACGGGTCACGTTGGTTTCCAGCCATGCTTCCACGCCAGCGGTCTGAGAGGCGGTGGATGCAGAGCCGACAACCGAGGCATAGTTGCCCGTCAGGCGGGTTTCCATGTCACGCTTGATTTCCTTGCCGCGCTTGGCGACCTGATAGGCCAGCTCGCGCTTGCGGCCAGCGGTCGTCATCAGGTTTGCACGGTCGGAAACGCGCACCACCTTGTCCATCAGCTGGGTGTAGTTCGCCAGACGGACGGTCGGGGATGCGGTGTTGGTTGCCGGATCGTCACCGTCGATGGTCGCGTTGGTGCCGTCGGCAGCGGCGAGGCTGTCGGTCTGCCATTCGACCTTGTACGACTTGGGCTTGGAGCCCTTGCGCAGCGAGGTCATAAACGGCGTTTCAACCGGGTCGATGTTGTAGATGAAGTCCGAAAGGTCTTCACGAATACCTACCTGCTGGTAGGTTTGCTGAGTGCCACTAGGTACGGCCATTTTTCAGCGTCCTTCTATCAGAGAATGTCGTCAGGAAGGTGATCTTCAAACGAGGCTGCGATGTCCTCCAACCGGCCCGAACGACGCACTCGCTTGAGCGCATCCTGCCTGCTCTTGGCTTTCGGGTTGTTGCCCTTGGCCTGATTGGGCCGACCCTTCACGTCTGGCTGTCTCGTCACGCGCTTTACCGGCTTGCTGGCTGCCTTGGTGGCTTTACGCGACGCAATGGCGTCGCGGGCCAAAAGGTAAAAGCGGTGGTCGTAGATGCTCGCCACCTCCTCGTCGCTAAAGCCGTATTCGGCCTGAACGTCGGAAAGGAATTGCTGGCGAACCCCGGCGTCGGCCCACTCCGGCCACTTCTGCTGAAGCGCCGTTCGCTGAGTGGTTCGCATAGCCTCCAGCGTCGCAGATTGCTCCTGCTGCATTTGAGCCTGCTGCTGGGCAATGTGCTGCTGAATAGCTTGGTTCTGCTGCTGAGCCTGTTGATACGTCGCCTGCTGGTGGACGTATTTGTCGGGGTCATAGTTGGGGTCGTTTGGGTTTGCCAGACGGGGGTCAGGCGGGCTTGGCATGTTGGATTGCTGGTATTGCTGAAGCTGTTGAAGCTGCTGCACCAGCTGGTTCCGAACGCCAGTAACCTGCTGAATATGCTGGCTTACCACGTTTTGGGCTTGGTTGGTGAGGTCAGATACGCGAGCCTCGAAGTCAAGCTCACCCTTTTGCTTCGAGGTGTAGGCGTCAGCCAGCTCGTTCAAAGGAACTTGCCGCTTTTCGCCGTCAATGGTGAGTTCAACCAAATCATCAGAACCAGAGCCTTCATCGCCCTCTTCGTTCTCTGAATTCGGTTCGTCACCGTCGTTTGCCGCCTCTTCTTCCTGCTCGCCATCCTCATCATCGACCTTGGGCGCTTCGCCCTTGTCCTCTTCAATGAGACTGTCTGAGACTTCTTGCGGCTCGTAGTCACCGTCGGCCTCTTCATTCCAAGGCCGGTCGGATATGGGTTTGCCGCCACGAGTGGTTTGCACCTCCTCGGAGCCACCAGCGTCAACGAGGCCTGCGTCTCCGTCAAAGAGACCCATACCAGCCCCGCCCTCAACGGCGTCTGCTGCGGCTTCGGGCGAAAAGCCCGGTGAATTCATTAGGTCGTTCGGCATAGCCCTAAGCTACCTTTCTAGAAAAACCGTTTGCGCTTTTTGCCGGTAAGCTCAGAAAGCTGTTTTTCCGAAAACTCACCATCTTGTGCCACCTTTGACACGAACCCCCGCATCTTGTCCAGAACTTGCAGCGCCACTGTGAGGCGATAACGCGCTTCGTCGTCCTTGGGGTCGCTATTCGTGATAGCCTCCACAATCTGCGCCTTGGCAGAATTGAAGTATTCGTCAAACAGCGGCGATTGGTCGAGCATGCGCGCAAAATCTCCGCGCCGGGCAGCTTCCTTCAATTCCTGAATTCGCTCCTGATGCTGAGCTACCTCTTCGCGCTCCTCGCCTTCATCTGGGTTTAGAATATCAGCCATTAGCCGGGTGCGCCTCCTGCCCGCACGTTCGTATCAATGCCAGCCTCTTGGTTGGCGGTGTCCCGCTTCAAGGCCAACTCGGCCTCAGCGATTTGGGTTTTCAGCTGAAGCTCGGCGGCGGCCTGTTCGCGCTTGAACTCCATTTCCATCTGAAGCTCCTCGCGCTTGAGCTGCATTTCCATCTGCATCTCAGCCTGCTTGATCTGAAGCTCGTTATCTTGCTTTGCCTGATTGGCCTGAAGCTTCATCTGCTCAAGCTGCATCTTGCCCTGAAGCTCGGCCTGCTTGGCCTCAGCCTCCATCTTGGCGACCTGAAGCTCTGGCGGATCAGGCGGCTCCGGCGGCTGGAAGTTGGCCACGTCGCCAATAAAGCGGGCCGGGGAGCGATAACCCATGACCCTAACCAGCTCCTCAGCCGTGTTGTGCATGTGCTGCGGCGTCACGACCGGGGTGTTCAGACCAAATACGCTGGCCCACTTCTCCTGCATGCCCATGATGGTTTGCAGGTTTTGCATGTGAACATCGCGCGAGCCAGTGCCAATGCCGACATCGACGACAACCTTCATAGAGGCCGACCATTCGACCGGATTGACCGGCACCCACTTGTTGTCGAAATAGATCAGTTCTTCAGCGTCCATGCGGCTGACGAGAAGGTCGTAGGCCTTCTGAAGAAGCTTCTGCACGCCTGAACCAAAGTTTCTGGCAATCATGCGCTTACGGGCAGCAGCAGCGTCCTGCATCATCTGCATGCCGGTGGCCGTCTTGTTCAGCGTGTCTGGATCAAGGCCTTGGGCGTTTCTGGTAATCCCGGTGCGGGCCTCGCCCATCTGGTCGAGATATTCCAGAATTGGCAAAACATCGCCTGCGCCGCTAGGCGACTTGAGCGGCATCACGCTTTCCTGCGGAACGCCCTGCGACCGAATGATTGCGCCCGCTGAGACATCAAGCAAATCGTTAAGGTTTACTTTACCCTCGTTGACCACGACGCGCGGAGCCACGGACTGATAGGTCGTGTCCATCGTCGCCCGCAAAAGCACGGTGTTTGCGCGCTGGAGGTCATTGGTGATGTCATAGGCCGACAAGCCGTAGAGGCGATGAGGGATGCGGATTGGACACCAGTCTGCAAACGGGTGGTCGTCCACTTCCTTGTATTCCAAAATCAGATCGTGAGTGCGGAATACCTGATAGAATTTCGTGTTGTCGCCCTCGCCGTCACCCTCAAGGTCACAGTAGGTGTACTCCTCATAAATGTGAAGCTCCTGCGCGCCCTTCATGGTGCGGGACTTGAGGTCGTCGTAATCTTCCTCATCAGCAAAACGGACTTGGCGACGCTCATCCCAATCAGAAACATCATCGGTTTCCGGGTACTTCATCAGCGCCTCGGCCTTTTCAGGAAACATCTTCATGGCCTCGTGACGGCTCATGCGATGGACGCGGGCTTTGTAAGGGGCGCTATCAAGATTGGTCGAGCGAGAAGAAACACGAAAATCTTCAGGGGCCACGTTGTCAAAACGCAGCTTCATTTCCGGCTTCAGGCGAACCTTTACATCGTGCATCATCCCGTCAGGATAGGCCTCGGTTGGCTCATCCTCGATGGTTTCGACCTCAACCACCTCCTCGACCTTGGCGCTTTGCTGGATTTGCATAAGCTGCGGCGAGCTGAGCGCCGTGTACTCCTCAAGCTTCCCATCGCTTTCGCGCTCGACGTAAACCGCCGCGATGCCAAGCTTTTGGAGTAGGCCGTCAAAGGCAAACTGGTCGATGATGGAGATGCCGTCGTGTTTTTGGAAAAACACATGGTTCAGATAGGCCTGCGCCACCTCAACATGGGCCTCGGCTTCAGGGCCTTGCGGCTCCAGCGTCACGATGCGGTCAGACGCGGTAAACATATCGACGATATCGGGCCTGATCCACTCAATGGTCTCAAAGACCTCTCGCGTGATGATCTGGGAGCGACCCTCTTCCTCGTCGCCATAAAGCTGGCCGTAATAGGCTTCCATGGCTTGGCGCTGGTTTGTCTGGATTTCAGACTGCCAGAAGGCGACCGCGTTTTCCTCCTCAGCCTTAAGGTTCATGAGAAGCTTTTTCTCGTTCTCATCCATTGCGGCGTCAGCGTCAGCGCTGATTTCGCGCGGGCTTTGGTCGGAGTTGAGGATATCAACCATTAGGCAATCGTCCCAAGTCTGGCCCTAAGAACCGGGCTGTCCCAAGATTTCGGCCTAACTTTAGGCCCGAAGGTGAGCGAAAGCGCGTCCGCCGCGTCAGGCGAGGCACGCATCTTCTTAACTGTCTCTTTCTTGCTGGCAATCACCAGCTGGTCTTTGGCGTTGTGGTCATATGTGACGGAAATCAGCTCACGCTTCAAACCCTCATCGGGCGGGAGCATACCATAAACCAAAAACTCTTTCATCCGATACCATAGCTCGGACTTGCGGTTGGCGAACTTTTCCTTGTCGTCCGCCATCCGGCCACCCTGCTCCTCAATGACCTTGAAGTTTCGCTCATGGCGAAGCCGGTCAATCACAGGGCCGCCAACACCTGCACCATCGACCACAACGGCGTCTGGCCGCCACTCAGCCTCCAAGCGGGCAATCATTTCGACTGTCTGGGTCGTATCGGGGGCAGACCAGCGCCGAATTTCCTTTACCTGCCTGCCTTTTCGCAAAACAGCGCAATTCATATTCTGCCCGGCTCTGGCGATATCGACGCCCATAATCGCGGGGCCTTCGTCGCTGCACTCTTCGCGGGTCCGGGCCATGGCATCATCGACCATCTGCACGCCAATGAAGTTTTGGGCAGACTGTCTGGGGAACTCACCCCTTACGCGCACACGGAAAAAGTCGCTGTCCTCCCCGTGCAGTTTTTCCCACTGCTCAAGAAGCTTCTTGTTCGGAAGGCGACACGTGCGGCTGTCGATTTTCCGAGAAAGCCAAGGGCTGTCTTTTTTGAAAGTGTCGACAAACGGCCCTGTCGGGGATGTGGGGTTTCCGAAAATCACCCACAGCGCGCCGGGGTCGGTCATTGCGCCCTCTGAAGTCTCAAAAATGGAGGGCGGGATTTCGGAAGCCTCGTCAAATAGATAGAGAACGCCAGCGCCAGAACGGTCGTGCGTACCAGCGAATGCCGCCGGGCGGTCCTCGTTCCAGACGGTTGCGTTTGCCCGCCAGCGCTTTTTGTCCTCTTTGGCGTAAAAAGCCGTGGCAGTGTGTTCAAACCAGTGAGCATTGATGGCTCGCTCGTGCCACACGGCCAGCTCGCGCCACGTCTTTTGCTCTAACTGGTCGCCGGTATTGGCGGTTACGACAATTGGGGATTTGGGTCGGGTGGACATCCACCACAAAATAATCCAGCACATTTCGGCAGACTTGCCGATGCCGTGACCTGAAGACACCGAGATTTTGACCGGCATCTGGTCGTTGGCGTCTTCGTGCTTAAGCTGCTGGCCAATCAGGTTCAGGACATCAATTTGCCATTCGTCCGGGCCGCCGGTTTCGCTCAATGGCGGGCTATCCCAATCGAAAGCGAAATACACAAACCCCAACGGGTCGTAAAAGTAATCGGCAATTCGCCGCTCAAGCTCTCGCTCTGGGTTTACGGCTCTTCCTGCCACGGCTCGACCTTCACCTTCAGCTGCCCATCTGGCAATCCAGCCACCCATGTAGCCTGACAGTGCTGCATTTGGCAATCATCCGGCACGACGCCGCTTTCTACCAGCGCGTCCACAATCGGTTTGATGAAGTTGTCGATGTCGCGGCGGCGCTTGCCCTGACGAGTGGCCTCAATTTTTACCGAGTACCGGCCCATCTTAGGGGCTTTTGCCATAGAGATTTTGATTAGCCAGCCAGCTTGGTATCGCCAATCTTTATAGGCTTTGGTTTTTACTCGGCCCTTGCCCGGCACGTTGGCAAAGCACTGATTTACGCTGGGCGGCCACGGCAGCATCATTTCCATATAAGGTCTTCCGCTCTTTTGGCTGGCCCGTAAACGGGCATCCATCGCTCTCGATACTGCCCTTCCCGGTCGCCCGTTGGAAGCTTAACGGTCATAACAGCCCAGTACCTGCCGCGCTCGTCGCGCACGACATGGTGGCCTTTTTCCACATACCCGATGTATTCATAAAAAAGGGCCGGACACATTTCCCGGCCCCTTTTCATCAGGAGTGGCGTTTTAGGCGGGTACTTGAGCCAAGCGCTGTTCATAGTAGGAAACCATGGAGCGAAGATTGCGAAGCTCGTACTCGCGGTCAAGGATGGCGTGAATATAGGGCGGAGCGTCGCCGTCACGCTTCCAGTTGCTCGGTGTGTTGACGTGCTTGCCGGTCAGCTTGGCCAGATAGGTCAGCGACCATCCAAGCTGCGCCAGCTTCTCCTCAAAATTCAGATTGTAGAACGGGTCAATCATTGCCTTGGCTCATTGGTGTTTTTTCTTATATGGCGCGTGAGCGATTAACATTCAAGTTAAATAATGTCGCCCACCGCGTCCATAGCCTCCGACAAAGCTCGGTGCATGGCGCTGTCCCGGCGCTCGTTTTCAACATCATCCCGGCCCTGCACAGCAATGCGCCCCGCGCGCTTGGCGATGCACTTTTCCGCAAACTCCACATAAGCCGGTGTGTAGGCGACCCTGTTATACCCTGCGCGCTCGGAATAGCCCGAAGCGGCGCGATACCAAAGCTGCAAACCGAAGTTGGACTTACACACCACAGTCGTTGGAATGCCCCGGTCGCGGTTGATGTCGGTCAGTTCGATGCCCCCGGCATAAAGCTTGTCCAGAACATCATCAGGGCAGCCTTGAGCGCTCATGGCGTCAAAAAAAACTCTCAGCCTGCCGCTCGCATTAGTCCAAGGCTTATCAGCGTTCCGGGCCGGTTCAATCTTGCCAGCATTCCCGCTGACCACATTCTCAGCTTCCCAACAGCGGCCTTCAAGCCACTTGTCTGGCCCCTTCTGGTGTTGAGGCTCTGTGCGGTCACAGTAAATCTTGGCGCACCGCAAAATATGGATCGGGCTGACCTTATCAGCCACCGCAGCATCAAAGGCTACCTTGGCCCTCTCCTTGGCGGTCAGCTTCTTGCCGCCCATCTTCACCGGGTTAGCCCGGCTGCGCCCCAAGGAGCTAAAGCTCAACCACACTGCTTCAAACGCATCACTCATGCCTTCTCTCCTTTTATCAAGCTTCCCTCTTGCCCCCTCATAACCAGAGGGAGGGATTGAGGGAGACACAGTTTGCCCTTCACGGACAAAGCTGCGTCAATCACCTATAACCGTCGGTCGGTCTTTTCGGTCACTCACACCCTATCAGCTCGCCACAAGGGCGGGGCAGGTTATGCTGTCTCCCACTTTATGAGCTGGTTTGCGCGCCACAACGGGACCACCCACAGCCGATAGGGCAACTGTTAGGTGGCTGGGCCTTTTAGTCCCATCACTTCAAATCGTCTCGCCACAGCGGCCCTTGGTGTCGGGACATAGCTGGTGCGCAATCCAGCGCACATTGGGGCTTGCGCGAACGAAAGCAAACAGGTATTTTCTGATTACTTTGTTTTTCGCACCTTCAAAGTACGCCCACCAAGTTGGGTTAGTCAAGCCCCCGGTGTTTACGAGACCGCCGGGGGCTTTTCTATTTGTTGCTCAATGCACCGGCCCTTCTGGCACCGCGTAGCGCTCCTCGCTTTCTTCAATGCGCATGGTCAGATAGCCTGCGCAGCCCATAAGCTCGGTGGCGACCGCCTGCTTTACAGAGTTGCCGATAGCAGAGCCAGAGCAGGCCATGCGCACGTTGAAGCCCTGAACCTTGGCCATGTCTTCAAAGGTTTTGCCTTCGTCAGATACGGACGCAGAAAACTGGAAACCGGCGACAATAAATTTTTCAGGGTTTGCGGCTTGCTGTTCAAGCAGGTCGATAAACTCGCGCAGCTGTTCGGCCATTTCAGCGCAGCCCTCAGCGTGGTCGGCTAGAAGCTTCTCGTCCATAAACTCGGCTTCGTAAATCTTAGTCATGTTGACTTTCCTCACAAGGTATGTTAGTTTAAGCACAACAGGACAACACAGGGAGTTTGTCAATGTCAGAGACCTCAATCACCACTGAGGTGCTGGTCCACAAGGCCACAGTCGATCCCAAAACCCAGAAGGCGGTCATTAAGGCTGAGGCTGAGGGCCTTAAAATCACAATCGAGGGGCCGGGCTGGATGCTCTACAGCTTTGAGAACAGCCGCCGCATGCGCTTCTCACTGGCCAGCGTTGTCGCCAAGCCCGGAACGAGGAAGTGACATGAAAATTGAACGAGACAAGTGGTATCTGGACCGCAGAGGTGATCGGGTGCGTGTCATATCTACGACCAGCTTTGGAGAACAGCCAATCGTGGTGGAGGACGAGAGCGGTGCAATAGCCAAACACAATGCAGACGGGACGTACTGGCCGCACAAGGGGTGGTCCTGTGCAGACATCGTAGCCCCCGCCCCTGAGCCTGTACGCGGGTATGTGGCTTTTACAAGAGACGGTCTCTTCGTCGGCCACGCTATCAAGACTGAAGCCTTTGGCCCAAGTCTACGCATCCTCGACCTCTCTACTGCGAAGGAGGTGGGTGATGAGTAGCGATGAAAAGCTCATTCGCGGGTTGATTGCGTTTGGCTCATTTGTGACTGGCTTGCTGCTTGGAGCGCTTGTTTGCCTCAACGCGTTGCTAAGTGCGTTGCCGGAGGCGTTGATCCAATGACCAGTAAGCAAACCCTTTTGAAAGCGCTGAAGGAAGCGAAGGGGCCGAGCCGTGAGCTTGATGCGATGGCGGAGGCTGTTTTGCGGTCAAAGCCTAACGCCAATTCTGACCATTACATTTTTCGCAAATTCCCTAAATGGGGGTGGCGCGGGGATGGTAGGGTTGAGGCTGGCGATATCTGGTGGCAAGCGCAACGCTACACCGCATCCCTAGACGCCTGCATTGCACTGCAAAAGCGGGTGCTGCCGGGGTGTGATTACGAGGTCGGAAGTTGCGGCCCTCACATGGTCGGTGCGCGCGCTCGCGTTTGGGATGATCTGCCAGAAACCGGCGACCCATGGGCGGTGTCTTGTGAACACGCAGACGATCCAGCCCTCGCACTCTGCATCGCCATCGTTGAAGCCCTTATCGCACAGGAACAGGAGACAGAGCATGACTATGGATGAATTGGCGGAAAAAGTTAACAATGAGGTTGTTCGGGCAATTCACCGGCTATGTGACCCGACAGAGTTTGACGAGCGCATGAGCGAGTATAAACCAGCCGTTGCCGAAGCCAAAGACGCCATCCTCGCGCTGATTGGCCAAGCCTTATTGGTGGAGCCGAGTGAGGAGGCCGCACTTGCATCGCTTAGAGAGGCTGCGCGCGTTTTCGCCGAAGAAACCGGCGATCCGTATGTTGATCCGGTGGAAGAATACTCAAAGCCTGAATACGGCGAAGATGGAGAGGGTCTGCGCGCGGAAATTCAATGGGAGTTGCGCTGCCTTCGTGCCGCCTACGCCATTGACGCCCGTCCTGTGTCTGTCACGGGCAAGGCTTTTCAAGAGCAGGTTCAGCCGTGGGTGGTGTCTTGCTTTGGAGAGGGCGTGGCCGCTGACAAGCTGGAACGCAATGACCGTTTTATAGAGGAAGCCTTAGAGCTAACGCAGGCGTGTGGATACACCAAAGACCGCGCTCATGATTTGGTGGATTATGTGTTTGACCGCAAACCCGGCGATCCCTTCCAAGAAGTCGGGGGCGTGATGGTAACTCTTGCAGCCCATTGCATCGCCCATGGCTTAAACATGCACGAAGCTGGGGACGCTGAACTGGCGCGCATCAGCACACCTGAAATGCAGGAAAAGATACGAGCCAAGCAGGCGGCAAAACCCAAAGGTTCGGCCCTTCCGGTCGCAGCTTCCATCGCAGAGGTGTCCCATGACTAGCCAGCTTATCCTGCCTTATGGGTTCGGCCACATCGCCATGCGCAACCGATTGATACGACCATGGGTTCAGACCCCGAACTGGCCATATCATAAGCCTGCAACGTGGCCGCAGCGCCCAGAGGTGTCCCATGACTAAAGAGCAAGCCGCCGCATTTGTTCAAGCTCAAACCGTGTGTGCATTGGCTGAGATTGAAGCGATGAAAGCCGAGAACCGCCATCGCGCAACGCAAGGATACTCCGACGCCTACGGTGAAGAAGAATTCCTTGCGGTGCCTGCGCGTCATCAGATTACGCGCAATCAAGTCGCACTCTTGTTTCAGGAGGTATCCCATGACTGAGAACACAGCACGACTGAGAAAGCTTGAGGCGAAGGCGCGGGACACATCAAGATCGCCGGAAGAGCGCGGAATAACCCTTGCGGTCTTGGAGCGCGAAACCCGCAACGCCCTCCCCGACCTACTCACAGCAGCAGAGGAACGTGACACCCTAAAGGCTGAGAACGAGCGTATGCGGACTGTGGTGGAGGCGGCGCGAGCATGGGACAAAAGGCGCGGTCAATTTCTGCAAGACAAGTTGGCCATAGAGCTTAACGAAGCCCTCTCAGCAATGGAGCAGAATGACACCGCCCCCTCTGCACTACAGGAGGGTGAGTGATGGATTGGGATGCGTTCTTTATTCGCGTCGGTGACGCCCATGGGCCGCGTGCAATTGCAGATGCCTTGCCAAGCGCGCTAGCTAAATGGCCGGGCGAGGCGTTTTTCATCATGGCCGGGGCGCGCGTTGCCGCCGTTGTTGCGGCGTTCTCCACCATCAAGGAGCCTCAGGAATGACAGCCCTCAAGCCCGGTGACAAGGTGGCTGATGGGTGTGTGGTGGTGCCGGTGGAGCCGACTGGTGAAATGAAAAAAGCCGCTGTTGATAAAATGATGGCATCCCGCCTTGGCGGTGAGTATTTTTGGCCCAACTATGCGCGCGATGTTTACGCCGCCATGCTCGCAGCCCTAGACACAGGAGAGACGTGATGAGTGTATCAAGGAGAGCGTTGCTGTTTGGCGGTGTGGCTGCCGCTGATTGGCAATGGGTATCCGGTAAACTGCATCCAGTACATCGCAGAGCGGATTGACATGGTGGAGAGCCTGCAATGAGAGACATTCAGTTTTTGAAATCCAGCCAAGGCGACAAAATGACTATCGACCGCAACGAGCGCGGCGAGGTCGTGGGGCTGATTGTGGCTATAAGTGGCCGAAAGCCGTCTGTCGTGTTTGACGGGTGGGAGGCCGGGGTTTTGGGTCACTGGATTGATGGGGGCTGCCGTCGCAGCTTGTGGTTCATGGGGTCTTATATCGAGGATATGGCGGAGGCAAAGTAATGGCTTATTGCAGGCTGAAGGCCCTTAAATCTATGAGCAAGGCGGCGCGGGAGCATTATGGCAAGCGCGAAGGGTCGCAAAATATATATGTAGACCCGATTGAGGGCGAGCGGCCCATGAGGTCTCAGGATGTTGAGGAGGCTATCAGGGCCACCAACGAGATTATGGGGGCCGATTTGGGGCTTGGCGGAGCCTTTAGAATGAGGTAGGGTGAGCTTATTCCATCCCCGTGGAATGTTTCATGTCGAAACTCCCTGACTAGTACCCCGGTGGTTCCCCTGCCGGGGTATTTTTTTATCTCTTTTTCTCTTGCAGCCGGTCGCGGTTCTTTGAGGCGTTAAGGCGCTCGGAGAGCTTGTTTTCTGTTTCCAGCGGGTCGACATCCGGGTTTTTGGGATTGAAGACGGCCCGGTTTTCCCGCTCGGCAAGCCACTGGTGTGAGCGAATGGCGGTTTCCAGCCTGCGGGTGGCCACCATATCCATCTTCTCCACCCCGACAGGCTCGCCCGTATCCGGGTCATAGACCGGCGCATACCCCTTCACCAGCATGGCGGTCATCTCCTCGACCTCTTCAATCCGGCCAATGGCGCGGAAGGTCAGCGCACGCCGGTATCGCTTGGCAAACTCAGGGTCATTGCGGGCTTTTTTGTAAAAGGTCTTGAAGTGGGGCTTGCCGGGCTGCTGCCAGTAGGCCATCGAGGCATTGCCCTCAGCCACCCACATCTCAAACTCATCCATAAGCTCATCCCAGCGCTCATCGCTGATTTTCTGCCCACCGGATGCCTTTTCCACAGCCTTTGTCATCACCAAATCCGCCTATCTCTCAACACCATAAGCCGAAAACCCTTTATAGGGGACAATTTTACTAATTGACAGCCCCCAAACAACTGCCCCCTATTTAATTAGCTGATTGGGTAAAACACTGCGCTCATATTTAGAAAAGACGCCTTAGTGAATTTCAGCTCTCATATATTTGAAACGGCTTTTTTGGAGAGGGGCGCTTCTTCTCAAATATATCGGTTTGGAGAGGTGGGGGTAGGTGTGGGGTTAGGTGGTGGGTCTAAATATGTCGATCGGGGTGGGGGTGGTCAAGGCCTGTTTATCGGTGTATATGGGTCTGGTAGTTAGTGAAAGCGGTTGTGTGATTGGGGAGTTTGTTAACCGGGAATAAGCCCCATCCCAAACCAGATATCTTTCACCTCTCGCAAGCGTCTAGGTTTTCCCTAAACAACTCAGCAAGTTGGCGGGTTTATGGCCTTGGGGCCTTGCTACCAGTGTTTCAGTATTGGACAAAAGAAAAGCCCCGCCGGTGAGGGCAGGGCTTCAAGGTAGTGTCTGGGGTTTGTGGCTTAGGCCATTGAGAGCCCATCTTGTAGGCCTGTTAGGTAGGCGTGCATGGCGTCATAGAGGGCGCGCTTAGAGGCGTAGCCAATGCTTAGAACGTCGACGCATCCCCCGGCTTCGTTGGTTATCTTTTCCAGCTTCCACCCGCCGTAAGCGCCGCTAAGGGTGAATGTGCCGACATTGGCGCGCCCGGTTTGAGGGTCTAGCGCCTCGTTCGGGACTTGGTGTAGCCAGTTGATGCGTTCACACAAGCGCTCAAGCTGGGCTTTCGTAATTCGATCGGTCATTGGCTGCGCTCCTCGCTTGCAAGGTCCATCTGGTGAGCGTCAAAGGCCTGATGCGGGTCTTCTACGGCCTTGGCCAGTCCTGCGCTCATATTGTGCCAAACGTCCTCCCTCGCCTCGGCTTCGGGGATGGCCGCAAGGGCGGCGTTGGAAAGGGCGCTGGCGGTGGCTATCACGTGGCGCAATGCATAGCGCTCTTGGCTTGCGGTGTGTCCTTGGCGCTCTGCCTCTTTCATCGTGGTTTCTAGCACGGCTTCGGTGGCAACGCTGAGCAAGCGGGCAAGGTCGCGGGTGTCGATTGTCGTTTTCATGTCGTTTTTCTCTTTTGGGTCTGATTGTGGATTAGCGGGTTTGTCTGGAAACCTCATCCATGGCTGCGGCAAGGTCTGCGGTGTAATCGCGCGCCTCGGCCTCGCTGTCGTCGTCCAGTAGCTCGCCAAGCGGTCGAGCCAGTGCGCCTCGGTTGACTAGCTCTTGCATGAGCGCTCGCGTTGACAGGCTGGCGAGCCAGTGCGCGGCATACTCAAGTCCACGGGTGCGCACAAGCTCCTCGGCCTGAGCGGCAACGGGGGCGGGGAAGTGCAGGGTTATCGGTTGCATGTCGTTTTATCCTTCTGCGGCGATTAAAGCGGCGGCGGCTGCTGCTAGGGCAATCAGCAACCCGCCAAGTGTGGGTAGGGTTTGTAGGGCTGTGAGGGTGAGCGCGGCGCTAATAGCCCATAAGCCGCGCCGCTCGTGCTTCCTCATATCTCCAGCCCCTGTTGGCGCGCTTGGTCGATGACAAAGCGGACAACCTCGCCAAGGTCCATTGAGCTTATTTGACGCCAAGGCGGGCTCTCGTCCTCCTTGATCTGGCTTGGCAGGGTCAAAAGGTTTTGCGCTTTCAGCTGGTCGCGCAATACCTCGCCTAGGCGCTCGCATTTCTCGCCGCGCATCGCTGTCCCGTAGCCGCCTGAATGCTTGGAAAGCGGCTCTCCTGCGCGCTCAAGGGCTGCAAAGCCTATCCGGCGCATCGAGGCGGGGTGCATGCCCTGAAACGCGCAGCGCGCGGCGCTGAACGGCTGCTCGGGTGAGAACAGCGGCGCAACGGCTGCAAAGAATGGCCTTCGCCCCACATTGAAAAAAGCTGTGTAGGCGCGGACACGGTAGCCCTTCCGCGATAGCACGGCCGACAAGGCCAGCGCCGCCGCTGTGATCTTCATAAGGTCCTTGGCTTCCACGTAATGCGGGCAAGTCAGGTCGAGCACGATTGCCACGGTCGGGCGAGAGCGCGCCGCGCCTTTCTTCTGGCGCATCATGTGGCGCGGGTCGCCTGCTGCAAAGCGTGGGGCATGTACGCCAAAGCCTGCCTCGGCAAACACGGTGCGCACTGCCGGGGCCTTGTCGCGTGCAATGGCTGAGGCGGAGCGGGTCGCGCTTGCAAGGTCCTTGGCGCCCTCGGTCCACAACTCGCGGCCTAGGCCATAGTCTCGCGCGCCCTCCCATTGCACGCCGAGCGTCCATTCGTAATCATCGTCAGTCTTGCGGCTGCTACGGGCTCCGAAGTCCTTGCGCTGCTGCTCGGCCTCGGCGCTGTCGTCGTCGCCAAATCTGACGAGCTGGTCAAAGCTGTCGGCAATCAGGGTATGGGTTTCTGGTCCGCGCCCCTGTGCCTTTTCCCATTTAAGCGTTCGCATGGTCTGCGCGCTCCTCTGCTGCGGTTTCCTGAAAACCAAAGAAGGCCGGGTGTAACTCGGTTTCTTCAATGGCCAAGCGCTCCTCGCGCTCTTGAATTTCGCGGTCCAGCTGGTCCAGCTGTTGGCGGGTGAAGCTCTGGTAAAGCATGGCTCTAATCCTCTTCGCCGCGCGCTGCTTCGCGCTTGATGGTGTCAACGGTGGAGGCGTCCAGCCCCTTAAATATTAGCATGTCCTCGACGTCGGCTTGCTTAATGCCGTCATGCAAAAGCTGTGCGCCTTTGATGCTGGCGCGCGGCGTGGCGCTGCATTGTGCGCCCACTTTCTCAATGGCCGAGCGAAGGGCCAAAACGCGGTCCACCCAATAACCAAAACGAGCCGGGATGAGCGAGCGCTCAAAGTCGCTGTCATAGTCGATTTTAATACAGGCGAGGCGGTCCAGTACCGCGCTGTCATGCTCCACGGCTGCGGAGTAACCGACTTCCTCGCCGCGCCCTGCGGTGTTGCCAGTGCCGCCAAAATAAAAGGCTTCGTGTTGGCGGATGGTCTCCCCATCAGGAAACAACGCGCGACCACTGGAGAGCGCGTCGTTCAATGCGGTTACGGCTGTCGGGTCGCAACGGTCCATTTCGTCGAGGCAATACACACCGCCATGTTCGAACGCATCGCGGAAGGCTGTCCGGCGATACTCGCCGCGACCGTCACGAAAGCCAAAAATTTCAAAGGCGCTTTCAACGCGACCTTGAACATAGCACCGAACACCCAAGGCCTCGGCGGCTTGCTGCATGATGGTCGACTTGCCCGAGCCCTTCGGCCCAAACAAGTAAACACCAATACGCATAAGAACCGAGACAATAGTTTTCAGCTCCGGGTGTGGGTTTTCCACTTTCCCGATTTCCAGCCCGTCCTTGTCGAGCGTGACAATCTCGGCGGCGCGGTCTCCGCCTCCGCCTTTGAAGCCTGCGGCGTCTGCGATTTTCTGAAATGTCTCCGGGTCACTTAAGTAGGCTTCAATAATAGCAGTGAAGCCGTTTTCCATCATAGTACGCGGGTCTGATACTGGTCGTGGCATTGCTCAACAACTCCTGAACATTAGAACCGGGGCGGGATTGCCTCGGCCCGATAATGTCTAAACCGGCATCAGGTGAAAAACAAGCCCCATTGTGAAAAAAATAACGCCTATTATAAAGAGAAGAACAAAGGTTGTAGTAGCTTGGAACCTTCCCCGAACATATGCGAACGAAGCAGAACAAAGGTTTTGAGGTATCAACCCGGCCAAATCCCGAAAACCCTCTGAGCGGCCAAATTTTGGGGGTTTGTGGCGATATGTGCCGAGCCTATAGATAAGCCGGTTTCACATTGGCTGTGTCTATACAACGCTTAGGGTTTTAGGAAAACACAAGCAACGTTAAGACGCCTGGAAATTGCATGAATTATTGAAATAAGAACAACTCTCATTGTGGCGCTTCAGGAAAAATTGAAATGAGGTTTTCGTATTTCATATTTCATTGAAACCTGAAACGTCGTCGCGCGCGGGCGAGCGTCTGGGCGGTATAAAATCCGCCAAGCCTCACCGATATTTTTATATGGGTTATTCTGGCGGGAGTTTTGCTAGGTATATAGGTTATTCTGGCGGGAGTTTTGCCCGTTTGACAGATTGCTCCAATATCATTACTATTGTGAACTTCCACAGCTATTCTAACGGGAGCTTCACTATGACTATGGAAATCAAAGAGGGGCAAGGCGGTTTTACTGCACGCAGCGAGAGCGAGCTGAAGCTTGGCGTGGCCATGGGTATCATACCCGAAGACATTGAGGCCAAGTCTCAAGAGATAAACGAGGCTGCAAAATCTATCCTAGACAGCCCCGATATTTCGTATGAGGAAAAGCTTCGCACGCCTGTTGGCTACTGCCAGTGCAACATCACCGGCCCCGGCCCTGATGGCAAGGAGCGCACCCTCGTGTGCATCGTCAAGCCTGCCATTAACCCTCATTATTCACGCATGAGCCTGCTGCACACAGATGGCTCGCCGGTTGAGGTCTTTACCGCCTCTGAGTTTCTGGCTGCTAAGCGCATGCTTGAGAATGTGGCTGAGGAAATGAAGTCTCAGATTGCTGGCATCATGGGTGACGACTGATGCGCAAGTATCTGGAAAAGTATCGTCTGGCGGGGGAGGCTTTCGTGGGCCTCTCTCCCTACACCCCGCATTCGCGCGAGGCCTACCGCCGGGCGGCGTGGTCGTCGCTGAACACAGCCCGGCAGATTGCCGAGCGTCACCCCGAAGATGCCGACTGCCTGCGCATCTGGCTTAATCGCGTTCACATATTCCGCGCCATGTCTCACAGGGCCAAGCCGCAAGCCGAAATGCAACGCCATGACCCGGTTATTCTGGGTGGAGTTTCTGGCGACCGCCTGACCGCTCAAGAGCTTGGTGTCGGCAAGTACAACAAAGGGGGGCTGTGATGGAAGGCTTTTTTGTGTTCATCTTTATTCTGGCCTCGGCCTTTAGTCTTGGTCGCTGGACAAAGCGCGACCGATACAGCGAAGGCTTTGGGGATGGCCAATTCAAGGGCCTTAATAAAGGGCTTCAAGAGGGCCTAAAAAGGGCGGCTCAGCGCCAGCAAGCCCACGGCGCTTACGGCCAAGTCTTCAATCAAGACCAGTTTCAGCGGCTCATGCTGGAAAACCGCAGACTTAAAGAACAGGTCGATCAGGCGCGTCGCATTGGCTATCAGCAAGGATATTTGCACGGCACGCAAAGCGCTGCCCCGGCCCAAACATCGCTGACCGGTGCCGAAAAGCGGTTTCTGGCAAAGGCAACGCACCCTGACACCGCCCCCAATGCGCCCGATGGGCTTTTCCAGAAAGTGAGGTCGCTGTGAGAAAGGTTTACGCAAAACCCGACCGCAAGGCGCGCGAGGCTCAGTTTCATCGCTGGTTCGCAGATGCCGTTGATTTGGAGCTGGCCATATCTGACCCGGTTATTTCTCGCAAATTGGGTGAGCTTCGGGTTCGGGCAAAAGCCATGTTCGACGAAGACACAAAGAGCCTTTACCCCTACACGTGGGACAAAAGCTCTTGAATGTTGGAGGCATATATATTATATGTCTCATTGTGGGTTATTCTACAGGGAGTTTGATATGAGGCCAACAGCTTCTCAACTTGCAGAGCGGCTTGAAGCTGCGCGGGAAACCCTGCGCCAGTACATGCTGCTCGACCCTTCGTCTCAGGTCGCGCTTGCCGAGGAAGTGAGCAAGGTCCGAGACAATGCCGTGGAGGCCGAGAGCTGCCTGCACCACGCACAGTCCATCATGGAGATTACGAAAGATGCTTGATTGGGAGCGGATAAACCGAGACTTGGCTCAGCCGCTTGATGGCGACCTGATTGCTCAGCGCAAGGGCGCTGGCGGCGTGAGCCTTGATTACATCGAGAGCCATGCGGCCATTCAGACCGCCAACGATATCTTTGGCCGGGGCAATTGGTCGTTTGCTGTGCGCGACTTGCAGCGCGTATGGGAAGGCACGCGCCAGACCCGCAATGGCGAGAAACCTGCTGTTGCCTACACCGCTGTCGTTTGCGTGAAAGTGGGCGACGTGGTGAAGGAGGACGTGGGCTATGGCGATGGCATGGGGTCCGATCTTGGCGACGCGACCGAGCTGGCATGCAAGGAGGCCGTGTCTGACGCCATGAAGCGCTGCCTGCGCATGTTTGGCGACCCGTTTGGCCTTGTCCTCTACGAGAAGAACAAGCACGAGCGCGCCAGCCGCATCAAGACCCGCAAATCCTCGGCTCAAGCCAAGGAAGATGGCGACCATATGAGGCTGCGCGACATGCTCAACGCGGCTCAGACCGTGGGCGAGATTGAGCTGGCATGGGACGAGGTGGAGGCCGAGCTGCGCTGGTTGCCGCGCTCTTGGTATGTGCCTATGCGCGACCACCGCGATGCCTGCATTGAAGACATTGAAGCACGAGGAGAGAGCTAATGGCTCAGAGCTATCAGAAAGTAATTTTGGTCGGAAACCTTGGGGCCGACCCTGAAATCCGCACAATGCAGGACGGGCGACGCCTGTGCAGCCTGCGCGTCGCCACGTCAGAGCGCTGGAAGCGTGACGGTGAGTGGCAGGAAAAGACCGAATGGCACACTGTGACTGTGTGGGTTGAGGCCCTTGTTGATGCCCTTGAGAAGTACTCTGGCAAGGGGTCCAAGGTTCTGATTGAGGGAAAGCTGGAAACCCGCAAGTGGACCGACAAGGACGGGAAGGACCGCTACACCACAGAGGTTGTCGTGCGCCCCTATGGCGGCGCTGTGCAGGTTCTTGACGGGCGCGAGAGCGGCGGCGAGCGCCGGAGCGAGGAACCAAAGCGCGAGAGCGGCGGCGACCGCGACCTGCGCGATGATCTGGACGACGACGTTCCTTGGTGACGGAGAGAACAATGACCGAGTATCCTAAAAACATTTATGGGGGCCACGCCCCCTACTCAGCGCCCGATACATCGAAAACGGCGGCTGAAATGATTATGGCGCACAGTGAGAACTTGCGCGAGGCGGTGATGCTGTGCGTGGCTCAGTCGGCTGACCGGGGCATGACATGCGAAGAGATAGAGGTTCTGCTAGGGCGTCCACACTCGTCTATATCTGCGCGCCTGTGCGAGCTGCACCAGTTAAAGCGCATCGACCACAAAGGAACGCGCCAGACCCGCTACAAGCGCCCTGCGCGCGTGTGGAAGCTGCCTAAGCACATTGAGAAAGACGATGGGTAAGGTGAAGGACGCTGCGCCATGGTGCGAGGGCTGCTCTAAGCCAATAAAGCACCATGGCCTGTGCGATGAATGCGAGCCGGGAGAAGTCTATATGGGACAATACAAACAAGCGATGATCGAATTAGGAAAAGAGTGCTGCAACACATGCGGCGACTTCTTTGACCCTGACGAGCTGCGCGTGCGCGCTACAGACCCATTTAGCGGCAAGCAAGAGCTAACGTGCGAGGGCTGCTTTGCTCCTGTGCAGGTGGGCGGTGACGACAGCGATGGCTTTCCGCCAGCGTGCGGCGTCATGGATGGACCCGGCTGGGATGATCTAGAGGAGATTGCCTGATGGACAAGCCTGCTGCATTTGGAACCGAGGCGCGCGCACAGAACGCCTTTGATTGGCTGGTCGGGAACGCAACCGCCATTGCCGACGCCAGAGCGCGCGAGAAGGCCGAGGAGCTAAAGCTATCGACCGTTAGAGCGTTTCTGGAAAACAACGCGCCAGAGGAACACTCAACACAGGCCGCGCGAGAGCGATGGGCCAAGACCCAACCCTCCTACCTCGATCAGATTGCCATTTATGAGGAGGCCGTGAAGAACAGTCACCGGCTCTTTATCATGATGAAGGCTGCTGAAATGGCGGTCAGCGCGTGGCAGACGAAATCCAAAAATGAAAGGGTTCGTGATGGCGCGTAATCTTGGCACTGATGTCCCATTTCCCAAAAAGCTTCAGCGCGTCTTGGATAGCGCCCTGCCGGCAAAAATACCCTACGGGGCTGAGAACCGGGCAAAGCACTGGCTAATCAGGGTGCGAGGCAATGCCGTTGGCATATTTCCAAAGGGCGCACCTAAAAAGGCCGAGGGGAACCGTCGAGCGATGAAGAACCTTGTGGCAAACATGATGCGGGAGTGGCGTAATGCCGGGAAGCGCTAAGTTTCAAAGGATGCGTGAGCGCGTGACCGCTATCCGTCGCAAGCTTGACACCATCGCCATAGCCATAAGTCCTGACGAGCGCTGGCGCGTCAAAGAAGCCCTTGAGGATTTGGAAAAACTCAATCGGCTTATTGTGACGGGCTCGTTTCGTGATGCGCTAAGCGAGCGGGACTGCCGCTGGTGGCTTGAATGGCAAAAGGGAAAACCCGTCAGCGCGGTCAAAAAGAAATTCGACCGGGAAAGCGGCTGGGAATACACCCACGAACACTACCGGACAACGCTGCACAGGACAGACGCGCGCTTGAGGGCTGGCGACCGCCCCCTTGATGAAAGGTTGTCGGCCAAGCTCGACAAGGTGCTGGCTCAGCTACAGCCGCCAATGGACGCTTGAAGCTGGGCAAGCTTGGTATCCTCTACCTCGTCGCCGGTTGGCTCAAGGTCGCATACGCTCTGACGGGTTTTTTCCATTTCCCGCTGGTCGATTACGTAGTTGATGCGCCAGTCCAGCGCCCACACAGCCACAACGCCAATGGTGCCGCATGCCGTAAGCGCACCCGCTATGGCCTCGGCGCGCATGACATCAACCTTTAACTCAGCCATTTTTGCGCCCCTGTGCCAAAACCGGAGCGACTTCGCGTGCAATCTTCTCGCCCGACCGACCGACGACATAACCGCCGAGGCCAAACTGGATTACATCAAATACCCGATTGATAACCACTTCGTTGTTTTGCAAATACTCAGGCGCGTAGCCGAACCAATACTGGCCAATCACGAAAGCGAAAAACAGCATCAGGATAGGACGCCAGTTGCGTTGCAGCCAGCTTTCGCCCTGCGCCTCGGCCACAATGATGTCCCGAGCGGCGCGGTTCAGCTCGCCCTGCTGTGAAATCAGTTGGGTTTGAAGTTGCGCCTTGATCTGATTGGCCTGATCCTTGTCCTCAACCGCTTGGTCGATAACGCTGAAAAGAGGCTCAATAAGCCTGCCAAGTAAACCTGAAAACGCCATTACTGGTGCCTATCCTCTTCTCGCTCCAAGCGCCGGTCGATACGCTCAACGATGACCTCGATGCGCGTCAACCGGGTGTTAAGCTCTCGATATTCTGAAAGCTGCACCTCGATAGAGGCGCTCTTTTCCTCCAGCGCTTCAAGGCGCGCGTCGTATTTTGAAACCGTCCACGACCCGACAATCAGAAACGCTACGCTCTGAATGATGATGGTCACGATAGACCACACAGGAATTTCTTTGGTCACGTGCCACTTTTCACTCATCTTTCGCCCCCGGTGCAGAAATAATGTGAAGTTTTCCGCCTTCGTTGGCGCACTTCATGAGGTGGCGATATATGGCGCGGTACGCATCGCCGGACGACCAGACTGCGTGATGCCCCGCGCTGTCCTTGCCAAGCCTGATGCCGGGCAAGATGCAGCCGCGCGTATCTTCATGGGTGTTGCCCGCATGAAAGAGAATGAATTCCCGATTGGGGGTCTGAACCTCAATCATGCCTTGGTGCCACGCATACCTCTTACGGTATTTTTCGTGCCAGCCGCCTTCAGTCCGCACAGTAAGCGGCCACGCCCCGGCGGGAATGCAGGAAACCGAGCGCTCGTTATCGCGCCACGTGTTTTCTAGCGTGTAACAAAGCTGGAAAGGGGGCGGGAGAAGGTGAAGCTCTCCCCATGTCGCCTTGCCATCATCGTGGCGTCGAATTAGCAAAAGGTCTGACATCCCCCGCTTTCCATTTATTTCTGCTTGCGCGGCGGCTTGGCTTTTGCGTCCGCAGCGTTGGCGATGTCGTCGCAGAAGTCCACAATAACGCGGTCAACCACGATCCATTTCATCTCGCGCACCTTGCGGGCTAGAAGCTCATAATCGGCATCCTCAAGCTCAAGAACCGGGCCGTCGCACGCCTCAAGCGCATCGACAACGCGCAGGCGCTTTCGCATCTCATCAACGCTCAGCCCTTCGCGGGGGTCCACCCCATTGATGACATTCTTGATTACCTCGCGGTAGTCCCACGGCTCGCCAGCTGCTCGCTCAACAATCTTCAGCTCAATGGTTTTCACTTTTGGCTCCTGTGCCCGTTATAGTTTTTGCCTTACGGCAGTGCCTTTATTACAGGCGCGCTCTTCTGGGCGTCAATCTGTTCGGCCAAAAGCGCTTGAATTTCAGCCTCAGTCATTTCGACCGACGCCAGCGCCCATGCTTTGAGGTTTTCCTCAAACGCCGGGGTGTCTGCCGGATCGACCGGGAAGGCGACAAAGCTTGCCGGGTCAGGGTCATCAAGGCTCACGCCTGCGTACCAGTTTGCGGAAAACTCGCCGTCCACTGCCGTCAGGCGCGGCTCAAAGAACACGACCACATCAGTCAGGCCGTTCTTGTCTTCCACCTTGATGGAGCCGAAGCTCCAAGTGTATTCGATTGCCATTTCAGGGTTCCTTTTTAGGTGCGTGAGAGAATGATCCAAGCCGAGCGGGTGCCATCATACATGAGCGTGACGGCATCATCGCCGCTGATTGTACCGACCGGGCCGATGATGTTGCCGGAGTTGGTGAGGGTGATGGCTTCCTCAACACCGCTCTCAGCGCGCAGCACAAGGATTGCCCCATCATGACCGCCGTTGATGGTATCAAGGTTGTCAGCGCCAACCGTCTCGCTCTGGATTTCGTGAAACGAGTGCGTGACCGTGATAACACCGGATGAGATGGTAAGCTTGGCCCCTGCGCGCGTGGCAAACTGACCGTTTACGTCCAGCTCGACGTTGGGGCTGGTGGTGGCAATGCCGACGTTGCCACTGGCGTCGATCCGCATGGCCTCCAAGGGCGCAGTTGACGGCGCATTTGTGTAGAAAAGCAGGTCATGTGCTTGTGTTGCGCCAGAGGCATTCTTAGCGGCAATCCAAGCCCCACGAATATCCGCGTTTGACGGATTGGTCGAAAGCTGGATTTGCACCTCATCGTTGATGCCGCCTGACGATCCGCCAGAAAAGATGCCCGCAACGCTTGTCCCAGACGCAGAGCCAGTGTTTGCGTGCAGTATTGTGTCTGGACTGGTCGTGCCAATGCCAACATTGCCGGAACTGTCGATGCGGACGCGCTCTGAACCCGCCGTGTGAAACGCCCACTCATCAGAAAGATGCTCGGCTATTGTGTGTGTGTTGCCCAACACGTCGCTTGGCTCGGTGATGCGGAAAAAGCCCGCGCCAGTACCGCTTGTTCCAACGGCAATGTCCCAGCGAAGCTGACCGCCAGTTGTTTGGAGGGAGATGCCGCCAAGTTGATTGGTAGTGTAGGCGATTGGGCGCAGGTCAAGCAGTGTATCCGGACTGGTCGTCCCGATGCCAACGTTGCCAGTCTGCGTAACCACGAGCTTGTCGTCGGTTCCAAGGGCCGTAGAGTTCGAAAGCACAAAGGCTTGGCTGTTTGAGTTGTCGATGCCGAACGACCAGCTCGTTGACGGAATAGTAAGCGTGATGGGAACGTCGGTGTTAGCCGTTGAGGCAATGTCAAATTCGACAAGGCCGGTGTCTGTGTAGAAGAAGCCTTGAGTTACTGCTATTGCCCCGACAACATCGAGCGCTTGTACTGGACTGGTAGTGCCAATGCCTACGTAGCCAGAGCTGTTGATCCGCATGGCTTCGGAGCCGCCTGTGGCAAAGCCAAGCTCGTTTGTTAAAGGGCGGAACAAACCTGTATCGCTGTCGGGATCAAATGAAATCCCCGGAGCGGCAGCGCTACCAGTCTGAGCTTGTATCTGCGGGGAAAATCGCACGTAGCTGGTATCGAAGTTTACAGTTGCAACACCGCCGCAGTAGATAGCAAGTCTGTCTATACTCGTGCGCCCGATACCCGTATCAGTATCGAAGTCGAAGGCCAGCGGAATTTGACCCACAACGCCGCGCAAGAGAACTTGGTTTCCATCACCTACGTAAAGGTTGTCACCAAGTGCGGTGGTGCCCGTGGTGGTGAGGGTCGTGAACGCACCTGCCGCCGGGGTCGTGCCGCCAATGACCGTGCCGTCGATGGTGCCGCCTGTAATAGCCACATTCGATGCGGCCTGTGTGGCGATGGATCCAAGGCCAAGGGTAGAGCGTGCAGTCGCCGCATCCGCATCATCGAGAAGCGACCGGCCAAAGCTGGTGAGCGTCGTGACCGCGTATGTGTCGCTGGCGGTCGTGTAAATCATGCGGTCGGCGGCAGTGGTTAGGCCCGCGATAGAAGCAAGGCCTGCATCATAGGCCTGCACATCGCTGCCGATAGCAAGGCCAAGGTTAGTGCGCGCGCCCGATGCCGTGCTGGCCCCCGTTCCACCATCTGCCACTGCAAGGTCAGTGATGCCGGTGATGGAGCCGCCTGTGATGGCGACATCGTCGGCATTTTGTGCGGCCATAGTGCCGCTGGGCAGGCTGACCCAGGTTGAACCATTCCACACCTTGAAGATGGCGCTGCCGGTGTTCCAGTAAATTGCGCCGGTAATCAGCGCATCACCGTCATTATCCACGCTGGGATCAGACGCCTTGGCCCCCAGGTAGCGGTCATCAAAGCTGTCATAGCTGGCCGCTGCTGCCGCTGCCGACGCTGCTGCATTTGTTTCGCTGGTGCTGGCCGCGCTTGCAGAGCTGGCCGCGTTTGTCTCGCTTGTCGATGCATTAGAAGCAGAGGTGGACGCAGCGCTGGCGCTGGCCGCTGCATTCGTCTCAGACGTGGATGCATTGCTTGCAGACGTACTAGCCGCGCTCGCAGAGCCGGCTGCATTCGTTTCACTGGTCGCAGCCGCGCTCTCAGACGCCGCTGCCGCCGCCTCAGAAGCCGCTGCTGCAGTTTCGCTTGCTGCCGCCGCCGTTTCGCTGGCTGCTGCATTCGTCTCGCTAGTCGCCGCGTTGGTTTCTGAGGTGGACGCCGCCGCCGCGGAGGCTGCTGCTGCCGCCTCACTGGCACTGATGGCTGCGCTCTGCGCAGTGTTCTCGTCGTCCACATACTTCTTGGTGGCCGCGTGTGCATCTGCCGTGGGAGCGGCCAGGTTCTCGATGCGGAAGCCGCCGGCATTCAAGATCTGGCCCAGCCGGGAGATTTCCTGACGCGAGACATCCGTACCGTCACACAGGACCGCAATGGTTTCCCCAGTGTAGACCACAGCCCCCACGCCGCCTGCAGTAATGGTGGCATTGGCGTCAGTGGCATTCTTGACCCAATACCACTTAGTCTGAGCTGGGATGGTCACGTTGAAAGCTGAGCCCGGCGTGCCGCCTAGATCCAGCATCGCCATGCGCGCCTGATCAGTCGCATAGTTGGTGCTGGTCAGCGTCACATCGCCCGTGATGGTCAGCTCTTCATATCCAGCAATGGCGTCCTCGATCAGCTCAAAGACCGTGGAGTTCAGTTCTGCGCCCCAGGTGTTCAGCTTCTCGCCGGTTGCCATCTTCTGAAGACGGAGGGAATTACTTGCTGAGCTAGGCATTACACAAGCGCCTCATCGCTTTGATAGCGCCAGTTCGTACCGTCCGAGTACGCAACCCGGTTGGTGTCGCTGACGTAGATCTGGTGACCTTCATAGGTGGAGGCATTCGGCAAAGCCGTTGATGCGTATTGAGGTT